CTCGGTCCAGATGGAACTTGAGCGTTCTGTCCTCCCTCTCCACCCTGATCCATAGGATTCTGAGAACTGCCCAATCCTTCAATTGCTCCCTGTACACGATTCATTGCCGCAATGCTGGGCATCTGGGCCACCAATGCGTCTGATAAATCCATCCGATCATCCAAACGACGTAACAACTCCTTTGCCAAATACTTTGGATCTATCCCCGGAATCTGTAACAAAAATGGCATGATCCGCTCAATGTTATGCAATTCCACTGCACGATTCGGCTTCCCGGTACTCCCCGCTTCTACCTTGAGATATAACTCCTCCATCACCTCCAACTGACTGACTCCCTCCGGCCACACTGCACCCTGTCCTACAATCTTTTTAACCTGATCTATAGACATCTCAAGGAGCAAAACCTGACCAGCAGCACGGATAACATCGGATAGAAAATTGTCCAACTCATCCACTGCTGCATCCAACGCACTCATGCGAGAACTCTCTGCAATGCTCGTTTCTGTTGCCGTAGCCTTAGATAATTGACCGAAATTCGCCTCCTGCTGTCCTACAACCAACTGCACATCATCAAACAAGGATGAAACCTCATACAAATTTGGATCAATGCCAATCTGGCTAATGGGTTGGATCACATCCGAAACCCGCTGGCCACTTGCCAATGCCTGTAACTCAATCACTGCATTTGCAGGATGTGTTTGCAACTTTTCCTTGTCTGCTGGCTCCAACAACCCTGCCGGGGCTGCATACTTCGGACGATTCGCCCGCCGATGCTCTCGTAACCCCTGACGGGCACGGTTATACTCGCTCTGCATCGGCATCAGTAACTTGATGTCTGAAGGCGGATACAAATCGTCCCGACTCTCCATCTCATTGAACTGAAGCGAAAATATCGGCCAAAATGTCTCAACCTTCACCGGAGGTCGCTTTGGCTCCATCAGAAAATCCTGATACCCGTCTGCAACACAATACATCAATCCAGAAGGTCGGTCATACACCTCATAGACACAACATAATGTGTCCTTGGCTCCCTCCTTGGAAGTCTCAGAATGAGGGCTGTAACGTGCTGAACCTGCATTGTCTGATCTCCGACCTTTGATGTCGTAGGAATGAAAATTATCGGAAATGTCCTTCTCGAAAATCTCCTTAACATCCGTTGCAGACATATACATCTCATGAGCAATCCACTTTGCACCCTGAAAACCACGCAAATGTCGGCACAAAGGATCCACTATGATTGAATCTACCTCTGGAAAATCCCACACCACTCCCTCACGAATCGTTACCAGTGGCTCAGATTCCAATGATTGCAATGACAACACCAACTCCTCAACCTGTGGATCCTCCTTGTCTATCTTTCCGCTTTCCAACTCTTCTGCAATCCTCCTCAAATGATCCAACTGTCCCTGTACATCTGCAATCCTGTTGTTGACCTCTGCACCTCTGTCCTTGTCACGCTGAAAACCTAACTTGAGAAAACCCACTCCTGTTGTCACCACACGCCGGACTAATGACTTCATCCCACTCTTAAAACCCGGAATCTGCTCGGACATATAATAATCCATTAGCAATTCCAACGTCTTTCCTATGCTCTCATTCCTCTTCCTGCGATTCTGACCAGCAATGAAATCTTGCACAATCTCCTGTGCAGACGGAGGAGGAGGCTCCATCGCCTGCGCCGATGCCTCCACCAGCGAATATGCGTTTGCCAATGATCCCTCTTCTCCATCCCAAATGGCATACTCCATCCGCTCACGCCGCTCGGCAATCGCACGGGGGTTTTTGGCATACAATGCTGCGGTACGCTGTTGAACGTGCCTCTGTAGAATGTTCGCCGTGTAAAAGGTTTCGTCCCACTCCTTTGCGTCGTAACCCTTTCCTGCGGCCAACATATCCTGACGCATTTGCTTAAATGCCTTCTCATGAAAAGTCTTGGCCGTCTTCACACGATCACACAAACTGTAAACCAGCCTGCGCCTGCGCTCTGGAGTGGCATCATAATCTTCTAGCTCTGACATCAGAATCCCTGTGATTTAGTGTTTCTCTTGCTGTTGCGTAACTCAGAATCCCACTTGATCCATGCAAAAGTTCCCGGCTCAGGCGTGGGCTTGTCTGGAACAAAACCACCCGGACGTGTTAATCTGTTTAATCCCATTCCCACCCATGCCAATGTGTCAACAAAATCGTCGTGGCGACTGTTTGGAAACTTCATTAACTCATCCACTGCCCGCTGTGACCATGTGCTCACCTTGGGTAAATAAACACGCTTCATCGCCATCCGTCCCATGATCGACTGTGCCCGTTGAACCTTGTTTGCAATGGGAGTCACCTCCTCTACACGGCAATACGTTGCTGTCTCTGCCATGCGCTTATGTAAAAATGGACCGATTGCCTTGGAAATGTGCCCGCGCTCCGCCCACCACAACAAAGGCTTGTGCTTCTGCATTAACTCCAGCATTGCATCCACCACCTTGTCTGTACTCTGCTTCTCCCACCAACAATCCACTAAATAGATGTTGTCTAACTCATCTACGCCTACAATCAACAAACACGTTGCATCATTCCTCGTCTTGTCTGTGCCCACAGCATGGTCGCTGGCTGCATACATCCGCAACTTGTCTGGTAACTTCCCTCGGTCATAATACTGAATGTCCTGACGCTTAAATAAATCCCCGTCCTCTGGACTGGGATGCTGCTGGTATAATGCCGAAAATCCCCTTGGATCCAAACGCCGCTGGGCCGATAAAAACTCCTCGTCAAAACGCTCTGGCCATAATATCTCACCCACCTTGCGCTTTAGAGGATCATCCTCCTCTGCAATTGCTGGAAGATTGATCACCTTCCACTTCTCAGCCTCCTCTGCTGAAAAACATGGATTGGTGGGATCCGTCAAGCGGCCAACTAAATCGTCCTCATGCCAACGGGTTGTGATGATCAACATACTCGCCTGTGAGGTCATTAAACGTGTGCTGAGTACCTGCGTGAACCACGACCACAGTTGCTCTCGTATCGTTGGACTCTGTGCCTCCAGATTGTCCTTGATTGGATCATCCAATACTACGAAATCACCACCACGACCTGTGATCGACCCCCCGCGTCCTACAAACACACACATCCCGCCAGATGTGTTCTGTATCCTGCTCTTGCTTGCGCCTCCCTTCCGAAATCCAAAAGAAGGGAAAACCTGCTTGTATTGCAAAGAATTCATTATATTCCGGCAGTCTGCACCGAAATCCTCTGCAAATGTGTCATTGTATGTGCTGAAAATGACACTGCGGTACGGATCCTTCCCGCTTAACCACGGAATGAAACGCCGGGAAATTAACTCCGATTTTCCGTGACGCGGAGGAAGCGTCACAATTAAACGTGGAATGTGACCGCGCTCCACCTTCTCCAATACCTTTGCTATTGCACGATGATGCTTCACATCCTTGAATAAACTCTCATCCAAAGATTCTGGATCCTCTGGATCTGGCATCGTGAACTTCACAAACTTCAGAAAATCAGACCTGCACTCAATCGCGTGTCTCTGCCGCCTTGCCGCAGCAATTGTTCGGTCTAACTCCGTGATCCTACCCTGTGGCTTCTCCTTCAAATGACTCCAGTTTTTTGAAGCTGGGATTTCATCATATTTACCATCGTATTGTCGATCTCATTGGTCGTGCGATCCGCAGCCCACTCAAGCAGCGTTAATGTCAGCTTCAACACCATCCGCTCTGTTAGCAGACTCAACAGGCAGGTCTTGGCCGCTGCCAGTCCAACTGTTCCCAATAATGCAATCATGTATAACTCCATATATGAGGTCTAACTCCGTCTGTTAAATCGTCCAAATGGACAAAACGTCCTGCATATTCTCCATGCTGCTTTACTCCTACTCCCTGCATTCCGCAATCCAATGCAATGTTAATCAATCTTAGTGCATCCTTTCCGGAAACCTTTATGTCACAAGCTCTTCCTGTTGTGTGTGGCCCTTTTCGCCCAGATTTTGATACTTGATCATTCCAGATTGGGCATCTGTAACCTGAACTCAAGTGCATTGGTGCGCCAAATTTATCGCGGACTTCCTGTAGTTTTTCTAGGAAGCCTTCGTCAATTAAATTCTGGTCACAACATTTACACCGCAACTCCTCATCGCTGAAATTCTTTGTTCTTGGCATCTCTATCCTTTAGTCGCACATTACAATCCAAGTCCAACCCCAGATTGCTATGCAGATGACTCCTAATACTATCCATTCCATCTCAATCTCCTTTTGTTTCTTTACGATCATAATCATAGTTAAGAATTGCTGCCTCTAATATCTTCAATCTCAATTGGATTCCGATCACGCCGACAGATGTGGTAGAAGTCGTTGTTTGGATTGATCTCAAATGGTCACGCTCCATCAGAAAAAGATGATAGATGCCGGAAAATAAGCCTACAACGATCATGAGGCAAATGACTCCAAATATCTCTAGTCTCACTTTTCATC